CGGTTGGATTAAGTAAGGAACAGGCTTATATAATCCGGACATTTCTTTCCAAACTTAGTGAGGATTCCCCTTTTATCATTAAATCAGAAGATAGATATGTACAAACTACGTGATTACCAGCAAAAAGCCTCTGATGCAGCCGTTTCTTTTTTCAATAACAAGGCAAAGAAGACAAACGCTATCATGGTACTCCCAACAGGTTCAGGCAAATCGCTCATCATTGCCGACATCGCCAATCGCTTAGACGGGCACACCTTAGTCTTTCAGCCCAGCAAGGAAATACTCGAGCAAAATTTTAAGAAGCTCTGTTCGTATGGCGTACTTGACTGCTCCATCTACTCGGCTTCTTTTAATTCCAAGGAGATAAGCCGGATAACATTTGCCACCATCGGCAGTGTGAAGAATCATCCTGAGCTGTTTACCCACTTCAAGAACATCATTGTTGATGAATGCCACCTTGTAAACCCTAAAGAGGGAATGTACAAGGATTTCTTTGATGCGGTAAAGTGCAAGGTTCTTGGCTTGACTGCAACACCATACCGTTTAAGTTCTAGCCGTGATTTCGGCTCTATGCTGAAATTCATCACCCGGACAAAGCCTCATGTTTTTTCAGAGGTCATTTACCATGTACAGGTATCAACCTTATTAGATTTGGGATATTTAGCAAAACTAAATTATTATCCAATGAATCCTTCGGGATGGAACGAACTCAATTTGAAAGTAAATACCACTGGTGCCGACTATACAGATAGGTCAGTTCAAAGAGAATATGAACGGATAGATTTTTACAGTTATCTCGTTCATATCGTTCAAAGGCTGATGAATCCCAAAGCCGGAGGAAAGCGGAAAGGTATTTTAGTGTTTACCCGGTTCTTGAAAGAAGCCGAACGGTTAACTTGGTCTATACCCGGTTGCGCTATCGTTTCAGGTGATACTCCTAAGAAAGAACGTGAACATATTCTTGAGGCGTTCAAAGCTGGTGAGATTTCGGTAGTAGCCAATGTGGGTGTACTTACGACTGGCTTTGACTATCCGGAACTTGATACGGTCGTTATGGCACGTCCTACGATGTCACTTGCCATGTGGTATCAGATAGTCGGTCGGGCTATCCGCCCCCACCCTTCCAAAAAATACGGCTGGATTGTGGATTTATGCGGTAATATCAAACGTTTTGGCGAAGTCTCTGATTTACGGTTGTTTGATAGCGGTAATGGTAAATGGGTAGTTTGCTCTAAAGGAAGACAATTAACAAACGTGAGATTCTAAGCAAATGGAAAACGATAAAGGATTTATAAAACTAAGCCGCAGGTTCTTCTCGAATATAATGTGGAATGAAGCCCGGACATTTAGCAGTTGCGAAGCGTGGTTAGACTTAATACAGTCAGCACGATTTGATGCAACGCCCCGAAAGGAGTGTATCGGAGGTCGAGAGGTGATCTATAATCGTGGGCAATACCCAGCATCCATTAGGTTTTTAGCAAAACGTTGGCAATGGTCAGAAAAGAAAGTCCGTTCTTTTTTGGAGCACCTACTGAAAGAAGGCATGATAACTTCTGAATGTACGCAAGGCATCAATATCATAACATTGTGCAAATATGACGAATATAACGATGTAGGCACAACTAAGGACGCAATCAAGGGCACGGATATTAACATGGAAATCAATAGTTTAAAAGAAGAATGGGCACAACTAAGGGCACAACTTGCGGCACAGTCTATGAATAATAACCCGCCACAATTTGAATTTTCACAAAAATTAGGGCACACGGAGGGCACAAATACAAAGAAAGATAAAGAAAGAGAGTACATAGATATGTCTCTTAATAATCAAAAGAAAGAAAATACTCCTAACGGAGTATCAAAGAAAGACAAGCTTTCTTCGCTCTCCCTCTCTGAAAAGGTTGATTACAATGGATTGATGGAATACTATAACGCTACATTCAAAGACAAACTTCAGCAGATAAAGTCAATGACCGAGGATAGAAAGAAAGCCGTAAAAGCCCGGATATCCCAATATGGCAAAGAATCCGTCAGAACAGCTTTCAATCTTGTTCTTCAGAGTCCCTTTCTTCTTGGAGGAAATGACCGCAACTGGAAGTGTAACTTTGATTGGATATTTAAACAAGCAAATTATACTAAAATTTTAGAAGGTAATTACAATGGAAAACGAACTGATACTGCTGCCACAAGAAGAGAGTCGGTTGGTCGCCTTAAAAACCTCGCCGGAGCAATACTGCAAGATGCTTCGCCCCAAAACGATTGAAGATGTATTTTTAAGTTCAGAACCAGCAATAGGAACAATCACAAAGATACTTGGAGAAACAAAGTCAAGAGCAGCCGTTGTTTTTTTACTTGCCGATGCTTTGGAGTTTTTCAATGCTACTGAAACCATGTCTGATGTTCAGGTAGCTATAACCGTTGATTTGATTATGGAGGAATATCCGTATTTCAAAATGGACGACTTGAAGCTCTGTTTTAAAAATGCCATGAAGATGAAATACGGACGAATATACAATCGTATTGATGGGCAGGTGATTATGAGTTGGCTTCGTGAGTATAACAAAGAACGATGTGCTGCTGCCGACACCCAGTCTTGGAATGAGCATAAATCGCATATAGAGGATGAGTTAAAGCCTATGTCCGGTATGTTCTATGAAGAGTATAGGACGGAACTTGAAAAGCGTGCAGCATCTGGGGATGAATCTGCTATCAATGCTTTGCGTATATCTAACAGTTTAATGGATGAGCTAGCCAAAAGAAAGTTTGAAAAGCATAAAATGCAATTAGAAGAATTTTATAGTAAGCAAGAATCATGAAAGTAACTATCTATTGGAAAACAAAGCATCTTGATCCTAAAGACATCCCTAGAATCAAAAAGAAAATCAGGGATAAGTTTAATATTCCGGACTATACTACCGTAAACGGTGAGACTCCCTGTGATATCAAGGAAGAAGATATGGAACTCCTTAGAGAGACAGAAAAACGTGGATTTATCCAAATAAGAAACAAGTAAAACCATGTTAGTAGGAACAACAAATCTTAATACGACTCTCAACTTAACCTATGTGTTGACAGATGTCGTAGAAACCCTTCTCTATGACTTGAGAAGTGAAATGGGGAAGCAAGGCTATGAGTTGCGCCACGATGCGAAACGTAACTTCAACACAGCTATAGCTTCTATTCGTAAATTGAAACAGGATGTTGACAAAACCTAGTTCTCCACACAGGAGAACTTTGGAAACGACTCCGATTGCCTTCTTGCGTTTATCAGATTGTTGGTAGACCGGTGCGGAGACGATGACAAGAAGATGTTCGAGTTTTATAATTACATCAAGCGGTTCCCTTCACAGCTTGGGTTGGAGCTGGCTGATGAGAAGAGTGTGTTTGAGCATATATTTGATAATTGATATTCATAACAATTTAGAAAGGAATCAAATTATGATACGAGAAAAAACAAAGTATTATACTGACATACAGGTGTTGGGTGGAAATACAATAAGAATCTGCAATAGAAACAAAGGCTCTTTCCTGTTTTCAGGAACTCCGCAAATTCAAATCATTGATGAAGATGATTTCCAGATGCACACTAATCTGTCAGATGAACAAATTGATGAGATTGTTGAAGTTTTGCAAGCCGCAAAGCAAATGGTTAAAGATTAATTCAAAACAGAACAATAAGGAACATTATGGAAATAATCAAACTAACGAAGAAAGAAGAGGAATGGATTAAGGAGCTGAAGAAGTTAATCCGAAAGAAACCTAAGAATCTGATTCTCTTTGCTGATGGAAATTTAAATATCTTGAAACTTGATAAGGATGATAATGATGGAGTGGGCGAAAATGGAAGAATGAAAAGTGATAGAATAGTAGAAATTATTCTTAACGCCTGTGATGGAGGTGTATTTTAATTAGAGTAAAACCGAATAAGAAATGAGCGAAATAAATTGGTATATAATACCTGGTTTTTCATCTTACCAAATAAGTGATAATTTCCAGGTAAAAAGTAATAGAACCTCGAAGTCAAAGTTTATGAAGCCTACCAAAGAACAGGTTACGTTAAGATCAGATGAAGGTAATAAAGTAACTATGAGATTGCCCCGTTTACTCTTTGCTGCTAAAAACAATATTAATCCAATGCGTCTTTGTCGAACAGGGTATATTATCTGTATTAATAACGGTGAACCCTGCCTTATGGGAAAAGATGAATATCGCTCTTTTATTGTCGAACAGGTCAAAGAAAGGCGTAAATCAATGCCTATTGATTCTATACAGAAAAAGTATCAGGAGTGTATAGATGGCATTAATTATATTAAATGTTTCTTGGAAACAGGTGACTCGTCTCGACTTGTTACAATGCTATATAGCAGAGAAGATATTTTTGTTGGGTATATACTTAATACTCTACATGTAACTAACATAGATGTTGCAAAGGATATTTTCAGAGATGCCATTGACATTTGTCTTGATACTATCATGGAAAGGAAAAGAGTAGTAACCTCTATTTTCTCTTATATGCGGGCTATTTGTAGAAGCTTGTATGCGAAAAGAATGAAATATAAAATGCACTTTAAAGATGTAAACCATAATGAAGAAAGAAGATCTGTTTAGCCTGTTTAGCATCGAAGATTTAAACGATTTGCCTGGTGCTGTAATGAATCTTATTGAAGGGGATATCGATGTCAGAAACAAAGTTTATAAGGAACTCATACAGAAGAATAACGGAGATATGTCTTTTGACTGGTTTCAAGAAATCTATGAGGGTGAATTATCAGAACGTAAGCAGAAAAAACAAGATTTTACCCCGAACTCTCTTGGAATTCTCTGTTCTGAACTAACCGGCCAGACTGGATCAATTCATGAACCGACAGCTGGCAATGGTTCAATGATAATCGCTGATTGGTGGCAACGTTGTAGTAAAAAGATACCGTGGGAACATTTCCCTTCACAGAATATGGTAACATGTTGGGAGTTGTCTATACGTTCGATACCTATTTTGCTTCTTAATTTGTCAATTCGTGGCATGATGGGATATGTTTATCATGGTGATGTCTTGACTAAGGAAATAAAACAAAAGTACATTCTTCTCAATCGGAAGGATGATACTCTTGCTTTTTCGGAGATAATAAAAGACACAGAGAATAAGCTAATAATAAAAAAGGAAATATATAATGACGATTCAAGAAATATACGATAGATGGCTTCCTGTAAAACGTAAGTTAGTAAAGGAAAGTACGTGTTCTGCTTATGTATACCAGTTTACTAAAAGAATACTTCCGATATACGGAGATAAAGAACCGGAATATGTCACTAATGACGAAATGCAGAGATTCATGCTTTCTTTAATTGAGGAAGGGTTATCGGTGAAAACGGCTAAAGACATATTCATTTCTTTCAAAATGCTTTTATATTATGCTATGGAGCGATTTGATATAAAATATGTCAAGTATCGTGTTCAGTTTCCTACTGCTAATATGGAAGGCGCTAAAGACCTTGAAGTATATACAGAGGTTGAACAAAGAAAAATTATTTCATACATAGTAGATAATCCAAAACCCAAACGGTTAGGCATTCTTATCGGATTGTGTACAGGGATGCGAATTGGTGAAATCAGCGGACTTCGCTGGGAGAATATAGATATTGATAACAAATGCATCCATGTAACTCATACAATTGAACGCATCTTGGATATTGATACTAAAAAGAGTAAGGTAATAGAGTCCACTCCTAAGACAATAGAGAGCCGTCGTGATATACCGATGGGGCGTGATTTACTTAATATCCTGAAAAAATTTAAGGCTTGCTATAAAGATAGTTTCTATGTAACCACTGGAGACGAGAAATTTTGTGAGCCAAGAACTTATCGGAATTATTATAAGCATCTTGTATTAAATGAAGTTGGATTGGATAGGTGTATCAAGTTTCACGGGCTCCGTCATTCATTCGCTACACGCATGATTGCATCCAAAGCCGATATGAAAACAACGAGTCGCATTTTAGGGCATTCAGATGTATCTACGACGATGAATCTATACGTTCATCCATCAATGGATGACAAACTGGATGCGGTAAATAAGTCCATGAAAAATTTATTCAAATAACTAATAACAAATTAGAAAGGAGATAAAATATGATACTTGCTACTGATAAGATGGTATTTGTCACCGATCAAGATAATTCAAACGAATACATTGAGAGTCTTATAACTGAGTATGGGACTAATCAATACTGTATAAAGATTGACCGTACGTTAAATCCACCATATTACCAATTATTCCACGAATGGAAAGAAGGTAAGCGGAAATTAAATCGTGAACTTTTCTCTTCCAGTAAGTTGGGAAAGATTGTAAACTACATAAATGAAAACATTCAATAAAAGGATAGAAATGAAAGAATTTATTGACTATTTGAATCAATCCGGATTAACAGACTTAGTACGTATCTATATGGTTGTTGGTGGAATACTATTTATTGCTGTACTCGCTATATCCATTTGGATCATTGTAAGATCTCGAAAAGGATGTTCAATGACAGAGATGACGCAATATTAGATTTTTATCGTAGACATAAAAAACGGGAAAAAGAATTTGATTAGTAAAATTGTAAAAAAAGAAAGTTAATTATGAGCGAAATGGAAAGACATATTGGTAAAATTAAGAAAGTCGATTTGAATAATTATACTGTCGAAGGGTGGTGTGAACAGAAATGCAAGACTCTTAAAATAGAGTTAGGGGCATATTATAAGACTTATAAAGAAGCATTGGGGGCTGGAATACAAAAAGCATTAAAACTTATATGATTATGGAGAATGTCAATTTGAACGAACTGCGTAACCGTGCTTATAAAACCGCCTGCGAGCATGGATTTCATGATACAGAACTGAGCAATGAACACCTTATTTGCCTTGTTATATCTGAACTGATGGAAGCTGTAGAAGCTGACAGAAGAGGAAAACAGCCCAATGTAATGCAATTCGATAGGGGTATCTCATATCCTATGAACGATTTTAAGAAGGTGTATGATTACTGTATTAAAGGCACTGTAGCCGAAGAATTAGCTGATGTAGCTATTCGTTTACTTGACTTGGCAGGGCTGCGAGGCATAACCATTGAGTGTTTTTCAGAAGAAGATATTTATGAATCTACCGAAAGTTGCAACGGAGAAACATTCACAGAAAGCATATACAGCATTGCTACCATTCCAGTAAGATTTGAGTATGAATACGATTACACATTTGACAAACAGCTAAACAGTATGTTACTGGGCGTAATTGGTCTATCAAATTATATGGGTATAGATTTGCTATGGCATATTGAGCAAAAGATGAGGTATAACGAATTACGAGAAAACAAACATGGGAAAAGATATTAATAATGAATAAGGTTACAAACAATTGCCTAATCTATCCCATCAGTATAAAATCATTCACAGCCAGTATAAGAATGATTTTAAAAAGTTTTTGGTTGAACAAGTAAAACAAAGAAAGGATGAATAATATATTCACAATATGCTATTCAGAAGAAGAAGCAAATGAAATAGGTCACTTCATTTTGAGTAGAGGATACGAGGGTGTTCAAAATGATAGCTATAGATATTGTCGTGAAGCGATTTGGTGGGCTTTCAAAGAAGCTAGAAGGCATCATTCAAATTGCATCTACGTTGGCGTTGCAGGTTGTCAAATGACTGTATCAAAATCAAAGCGAGGTCTTAGACGACATGGTCTTAAATACATAGAGAAAAGGCGAATGTTTTACAAATTACTAAGTAAGTATTGATAAATGATTATGAAACAAGAAATAGACAACAACCTACTGGGACTGCTTTGAATCAGCCATGAGAGAGAAATTCCTAGAAAAAGACTGGGAGATTAAATTATGGGCTTATTCCCTGTATAATGCGAATATGTGGGGGAGGAGTGTAAAGTAATAAACAGGAAATTATTAACTTTGTGCTACATGTCAAGTGGCATGTAGCTAATCAGACGAAAAGACCATGAAGCTATCAGTTAAACAGGAAAATTTTTGCAATTACTATATTGAGTGTGGAAATGCGTCCGAGGCTTATAGGCGTGCATATTCTTGCTCAAAGATGAAAGAAAAACAAATTTGGGAAGAATCATCTAAACTATTAAATAACCCAAAGGTTTCCCAAAGGATAAAAGAGCTTCAAGAAGAGCTAAAGAAGAAATCAGACATTACAAAAGAAGAAGTATTGAAGATGCTAAGAAGCTTTATGTATGCTGATATACGCAATTTCCTTACCATAAAGGACGGCAATGTTACTTTCAAAGATAGTGAAGACTGGACTGACGAAATGGCAATGCAAGTCGAAAGCGTGAAACAGGGGAAAGAGGGGATTGAAATAAAACTGAATGGGCGTACATGGACTATCCAACGACTTTGCAAAATGCTTGGTTTTGATTCTCCGCAAGATATGAATATAAACATTGCATCTCCTATGACCAAAGAGGAAGCCAAACGAATAATAGAAGACTTATGATGGGGGAAGGATATGATTATATACGGGCGTTTTGCCTATCAGGGACGTTAAACTATACGAGATATTTCTTTAAAGCAAGATTCGGTCGCAAATTTGTAGTAAATGACCATCACGTAAAGATATGCCAGGCTCTTGATGATGTGATTGACGGAAAGATAAAGAAGCTGATTATAAACATAGCTCCAAGATATTCCAAGGCTATTGATAATGAAACACCGATGCTAACCATGAATGGTTGGAAAAAGGCTTCAGAAGTACAAATTGGAGATTATCTTTTTGGAAGTGATGGTAAGCCGACTAAGGTACTTGGAGTTTACCCGCAAGGTATAACAGATGCTTATAATGTTGAATTTTCCGATGGAACTCATCTTGTTACAAGTGGGGATCATTTATGGGCTGTTCATGAACGTAAGAGATGGGATAAACTTAAAGGTCAACATAAAGTAATAAAGCGTACAAAAGAAATGTCTGAAAGGCTATATGATTCTGATGGACATAAAAAATATGACATCCCGATTATAAAGCCTATTTCTCCTATAAGAAATGAGGAAAAGATATTGCCAATTGACCCATATCTTTTCGGATATTGGCTAGGTAATGGTTCGAGCTATAAGGCTGAATTTTGCACAATGGATATTGAAGTAGTTCAAGCATTTAGATCAAAATATCCGATAACAATTAGGACTCATCAAAATGCAGGGAAAGCTACAGAATATGGAATTCGTGGAGGATTTGTGAGTACGCTTAAAAAACTTGGGGTAATCGGTAATAAACACATTCCAATTCAGTATCTATTATCCGATATTGACAGCAGATTTGCACTTCTTCAAGGGATGATGGACTCTGATGGGACATGCGGGGCAATTTCTCATCAATGTTCTTTATGTTTTGTAAATGATCGCTTAAGGAAAGATGCAAGGACTCTAATAGAAAGTTTGGGAATGTATTGTACGGAATGTGGCCCTATTATAATGATTCGTAGTCCTAAGAATCCCTTCAGATTAGAAAGGAAAAGCCGAAAGTATAAGCCTTTAAATAAGCGGCATTTTTCAAAACGATTTATTACGGCTATTACTAAGGTTCAAGATAGAGAGACTATATGTTTTAGAGTAGACTCCGAAGATCATCTTTTTGCAGCTGGAAGAGATTTAATACTTACTCATAATACAGAATTAGTGGTTAAAAACTTTATTTCATATGGTCTTGCAGTCAATCCTTCTGCCAAATTCCTTCATTTATCTTATTCAGATGATCTGGCCAATGATAATTCAGAAGAGGTAAGAGATATAGTTAAGTCGGAAGAATATAAGCGTGTATTCCCTTATGTAGACATAAAGAAAACAAGCGATGCAAAAAAGAAGTGGTATACAACAGAAGGCGGGGGAATGTACGCAACAGCTTCTGGGGGACAAGTCACAGGTTTTGGTGCTGGTGCAGTCGATGATGAAAACGATCTATCCAAAGAATTAGAAAAGTTCAAACCGTCATCTAAATTTGCAGGTGCATTGATTATTGACGACCCGGTTAAACCTGAAGATGCAATATCGGACACTCCAAGAGAAAAGGTAAACCAACGGTTTGAAACAACTATAAGAAACCGTGTAAACTCACGGAATACCCCTATTATAATCATTATGCAAAGACTTCATGAGCATGATCTTTGCGGGTATTTGATGGAAACAGAGCCGGGAGAATGGACTGTCTTATCTCTTCCGGCAATAATATATGAAAATGGCAAGGAGAAAGCTTTATGGGAGTTTAAACATACCATAGAAGAGTTGCATAGGATGCAGAGGGTGAATAGCTATGTTTTTGAAACCCAATATATGCAGAATCCAACTCCTATGGAAGGCTTAATGTATGGAAAGTTTAAGACTTATGAGGCTATTCCGATAACCAATAGAGCAATAAGGAAAAACTATACAGATACAGCCGATACCGGAAGCGATTATTTATGTTCTATTGATTATATCGATACAGAGATAGGGAATTTCATTCTTGATGTCCTTTTTACACAAAAGGAGATGGAATTTACCGAACCGGAAACTGCTAAAATGCTCACTAAAGACCAAATATCCAAGGCAAATATAGAAAGCAATAATGGAGGAAGGGGATTTGCCCGGAATGTAGAGAAACAAATGCGGATGATTGGCAACTCCAAGACTCAAGTAAGCTGGTTTCATCAGTCAAAAAACAAAGAGGTTCGGATCTTTACCAGATCTTCCGAGGTGATGAACCTTACTTATTTCCCTGCTGATTGGGAAAGGAGGTGGCCGGAATTTGCGTCTCAACTGAAAACATACAGGAAAAGGGGGAAAAACGCTCACGATGACGCATGCGACGCTCTTACAGGAACTGTGGAGATGAGAGGTGAGGTAGATGTTCTGTACTACAAGAAAGAGGAAATAGGGGTAAATAATCAAATTTTTGTTGAAATACACCCCAATATAAACGGATTGTTTATAATGGTTTCTTATTGCGTTGTTGGCGGAAAGATATTCATGATTGACTGCTTGTTCTCCGATTCGCTAATATCTGTTGACCAACTTATTAATAAAACAGACGGGAATGTACAAATGGAGATTCCCGTAGAAATGAAACATTACGCAGACGATTATAGGAAGCTTATAGATCATGATTTGTGGGTAAGAGAAGAATCAACAGATAAGAAAACTATGATTGAATCGTATAAATCGATTATTAAAACAATCTACTTCCCAGAATCCGATGATTCGTTTTCTGCATTAATCGCTAACATGTCTGATTATGATGGTATTAACAGCTTTGAAGGCATGTATGTATTATCTTGCGTGTGCGCTCGTGCAAAATCTTCAAAAGTGATATAATTACGAATAATAATTATCTATTTTTATTTGGACTAAATAGAAATTATTTCTATATTTGCGGTGAGGATAACAATCCCTTCGTGTGAAGATGCACGGAACCTATAATTTTTATACTATCGGATTTTTCGTTAGTATTTTTGTCCGTAAAGACCTCTTCATTTCGTAGGGAATGGTTATCTCAAATCAGATAATCATTCTTTTTATGTCTAAATTAGGAAATTGGTTTCAAAAAAAAATTAATATATCTGTTCCCTCAATGAGAGAGACAGTAAAAGCTATTGAAAAGGATTCTAATGGGAATTTCTTGTATCTTACCAATTTCTTCTCGCCATCTGGTCACATCAAAAATGATTATAATCTAACCTTGGATAAGGATAAAGCAGATTCTCTTCTTGTATGCACCCCATTCTCTACTGTTATAAATAAAATAGGTTCTCTTTTTGCGAATGGGAGAATATATGTCACAGACAAGGATGGGAATGAGAAAGAGGAATATAATGATATTAGAGAATTGCTGTCGCGTCCTAACCCACTTCAAACAAGAGCTGGATTCTTTAAAGAGATTGAGATGTCTCTTAAGCTTTTCGGATATTGTCCCATTTTCACTGTAAGAGCAGCAAAAAACTCATCTCCACTCGCAATGTATGTCATACCTGCACAGATATTTCACATGGTTTCTTCCGGGAAACTATTTCGCCAGTATGATATAGAAGATATTGTTTCTAGAGTTTATCTTGAATGGAATGGTTTGCAAGAAGAATTATCCGACGAAGATTATTTTGTAATTTACGATAGTTCTGCAAAAGTTAATGGCTCTAATCAGGATATAGAATTCTCTTCGGTTACAGACTCCCTTTCTATGCCAATTAATAACTGGATTGCAGCAATGGCAGCCAGTTATCAGTTAATTGTAAATGGTGGTCCCAAAGGTATTATTTATTCTGATTATACCGATAAGATGGGTAATCAGGCTATGACACCAGAGGAAAAAGAAATATTGGAATCTAAACTAAAAGAAAAATATGGTATTCTCAATAAATTTCCTATCCTGACGTCAAAGATAAAACTTGGATGGATTCCCTTAAATTATGATGCGTCCCAGCTTAAACTTCACGAAGAGGATAAGCGGTGTAGCAGAAAGATATGCAATGCGATAGGTATTGATTATAGTTTATTTGATGAATCTAAATATGACAATAAAAGCATAGCGGAAAAGTCCGCTTACCAAGGTCTTATTATTCCTGATTCAGAAAAAGTGTCAGAGGCTTTGACAGATGCAATTTGTCCCAAAGGTGTTTTTATAAAGTTGGATTATACTCATATTGATTGCCTTCAGAAAGACAAGTCCGCATCTTCTTCCGCTTTTCAGAAAATGGCTTCTTCTTTAATTCAATTAGTTGAAAAAGGTCAGATAACTCTTGATGAATCCAGGAATGAGCTGGCAAAGTTTATAGATATCGATCCTGATAATCCAAAAGGTGAATTAAAAACTAATAACTCTATTGAAAATGGGCAAAACTAATAAATATAGCGGAAGAATGGGGATGCAGTATAAGACATTCTCTATTTATGCAAAAGAAGTAAACTACGACAATGAAAGCCGTACCATTAGCGGATATGCCGCCATTTTTGGGAACAAGGACAAAGCGGGTGATATTCTGATAAAAGGATGTTTTTCCAAGAGCATCCAGGACAGAGGGCCGGAAAGCCCGGCTAACGATAAGATAATTATGCTTTGGATGCATAATATGAATGAGCCTATAGGCCGGATTGCAGTATTAAATGAAGATGAAAAAGGACTTTATTTCGAAGCAAAAATAGATGAAGTCCTGAGGGGAGAACAGGCAATAAAACAGCTCGAATCCGGAACTTTAAACCAATTCTCAATCGGATATCAGTATGTGTGGGAGAATTGCGAATACGATGCGGAAAAAGACGCTTTCATAGTGAAAGAGGTAAAGCTTTATGAAATATCGGTAGTCTCTATCGGTTGCAATGGGGAAACAGAATATTTGGGGCTAAAATCCATAGAGGATGTCGAAAAAGCTTATGAAGAACTAAATACCGAAATATCAGAAGTGTGTTCAGGAATGCCTGCATCCAAACAGCAAAAGATACAAAGAATTATATCAAAAGCAATGTCACTTGCGTCATTCAGGCCGGAGATTCGGAAAGAGCCTACACCTGAAGGAGAGGAAGCCGACATGCACGGCAATAAGGTAAAATCAATGTTTGAAAATTTAAAATTAAAGTAAGTATGGGAAAAGAAGTGAAAAAGGTTGAGTTTAAGGATTTCCTTGATACTAAAGGATTGTCCGAAGACGAATCTAAGGTTTTTGAAGTGTTTTCCAAGGGGTTGGATGACTACATGGAGGCTCTTTTCGACCAGTTTGTTAAAGACGAGATTGATTCTAAGTCTATGAAAGAGTCAATTGAAAATGCAACTAAGGCTATCGATGAACTGAAAAACGAGGTGAAAGGATTTGCTGACAGCAAATCTATCAACGAACGCTTGAAATCATTTGAAGAAACAATCGTCCGGATCAAAGCTGCGACCGAAAAAACAAAGGGAGGCGATATTAGATTTAAGTCTCTTGGAGAACAAATTGCTGATGCCTGCAAAGGTTTTGTAACCGAGATTAACGGAGTCAAAACGATTGATGTTGAAGCTCTAAAGAAAAAGGGCGGAGTTAAATTTGATGTCGTAGTGAAATCATCTGCTCCTGTAATGACTACAGGAGGAAGTCCTGTTGCCGGTGGAATTACAATTGACGATCAAATCAGTGTAGCCCCTCGTAAACGTGCTTCTATCCGTGACGTGGCTAATGTAGCAAGTATTTCTACTCCGTCTGTAGTATATGCTGAATTGAAAGATGTTACCGGTGATGCCGCATGGGTTCCCGAAGGAGGTTTAAAACCTTCAATGACAGCATCTGTGGAGACTGTTACCGTTTCTGCCGGAAAGGTAGCTTTGACAGCCAAGGTTACAACCGAAGTCTTACAAGATATTCCGCAATTGGAAAGAGAAATTGAAGCCGAGATTATCAATAAGATTGGCTTGAAAGAAGAAGATGGAATATTCAATGGAACAGGTTCCGGTGGCCAGATAAAAGGAGTTGGTGATTCAATTCCGGCATTCTCTCTAACGGGAATCGAAGTGTCCAAGTCCCCTAATATGTATGATGCGATTGTGGCCGCTTATACTCAAATTGTAAGTGTAAGCAATATGGCTTATTCTCCGAATGCCATTCGTATGAATCCGGTGGATTATGCTAATATGCAGCTCACAAAGAACGACAATGGTGATTATATCCGCCCATTTAAAATTGGGGATGAATTGATTACGGGACTTCGGGTTATCCAAGATCCGAACGTAAAGCTAGGATCTTTCCAGATGGGAGACTTTCGTTATCTATTTATCCGTGATTATGTTGTCCTTTCCATGAGCATTGGTTGGGAGAATGATGATTTCACCAAAAACTTGGTGACTATCTTGGGTGAAAAGAGAATGCTTGCTTATATCAAGTCTCAATATAAGACAGCATTCGTGTCTGACACATTCCAAAATGTGATTACTGCGATAACCAAAAGTGCTTAACGTGTTAAAATGTAAAATATGAAAAGAAGCAGTATTAATAAAGCAAAAAGCGACAACTCTTATAATATGGACTTGTCGGAAGTGTACAAAGTTACATTCCAAAAGGATTTCGGTGCATTTAAGTCGGGGGATGAAACCCACGTCTCCCTTCCGATTGCGATGAAATGGGTAAAGATGGGGGTAGTTTCAGAAACTTCTGAAATAACTTCTGCGGCCGATAAGGCTGGATGCTCTGACCTTTTGAAAAAAGATAAGAAGAAAGGAGAATAAACAATGATTATTGACGGCTCATATTTTACAGGATTGCTAAGTCTCGGCATAATCTGGGATATAGACGATGATTCAATCACAAGAAAAGCAGAACGGGATAATCTCCAATCGTATATCGATTTATACGAGCGAAAGTTCCTCCGAATGGTCTTGGGGAAAAGTATGAGCCGTGAATTCATTGAATATCTTCTATCAGGCAAAAATGATGTCGATAAATGGGAAAAGTTGAAAGAAAAGCTTTCTCGTAAAGGATATAGCCCAATTGCTAATTATGTGTATTTTCACTATGTTAGGCGGTGTGGGGTAGTACAAACTCCGGTAGGGACTGTATATGCCTCTGATGATAAAAAGGCGGATTCAAATCCTCTTTTGATTTCTGCTTGGAATAATATGGTGCAGATGAATGAAGATTTGTATGATTTCCTGGAATCAGATAAGGAATATGACGGCTTTGTCTTTAACACAACTATGCTTGAATTCATAAATGGACTGGGAATATGAAATCAATAAACGACATATTCAGAGATATTGTAAATAATACTGCGAAAATATATGGCAGTAATGTTTCCTATATGTTTGGAGATTGGGAATATATTGCCGGGCAGTTAACAGAATGGAGTCAGTCGCATGAGACGAGTAAACTAAAGTTTCCTATTATATGCCTGTATTCTCCGTATATCGAGGATCGTACATCTAAGATCCCAAACGCCAGTCTTGAATTTATTATCATGGTAGATACTCGGAAGGAGTATCTTAATGAAGAAAGGGAAAGGGTGTCGTTCATCAATGTTCTACGACCTGTTTATGATGCTTTCATAAAAAGCATACTTTCATCTCCGGACATTGTTAATGAGTATAACGGTGTAATTCCTCATTTATATACAGAAAACTACCGATATGGAAGAAAGGGAGTGGAAGCTGACGGTAAACCATTTAGAGATTTCATCGATGCTATCGAGATAAAGAATTTGAATATTAAAATTAAAAATATTAAGTGCTATGGCAACAGAATTTAGAGAATGTGCCGGTATGGCTCAATTTAATACCGGTACTTCAAAATGTTTGCTTGATCCGGGAAAAGTAAAGGCTATTATTCTTACGATGCATGGTTATAAGCTTCCCGCAAATGCTACGGCGGAATTGCTTGAGGCGGCTTGTCATGATGACCGTCCGAATCGTATCTTCCCGATCAAGACAATTATCGAATATGCACCTTCCGGCGGGGAAGCCAACAAGGCGGCAGTCGGATATGGTCCTAACAAGATTACATCGTATTCCGCAAAGGATGATGTTTGGACAGTGGATGAATATGATGCCAGTCTGAAAGCGAATATCATGGCAGCCAAAGGTGTTGCTTTTGATGCGTACTTCGTAGATGAAAACAATGTCGTGTACGGAATGAATGACGGCACCGATATTCTTGCTGGTATTCCTCTTTCCGGTGTTTATCCGGGCGGACAAGACTGGGATTCATCCGGTACGGAGGCTAACCTTACTATTGGGACGATGTTCAAGGATTACGAAAAATACGTGAAGCACGCAGATTATCGTGTATACAAGTTCGATGTTGTGGAAGCCTTGAAAGGACTTGTGTATGTTGAACTCGTAAAACTCGACACAGGAGAAAACAATTATAAACTAAGAGAGCATTTTGGTGGTCTTGATGTTACCTCTTTCTTCGGTGCGGCATTGGCGGAAGGTGCATCTGCTTGCTTTGATGGAGAGGTGTCCGCTGTCAAATTTGAAAATGGAAATTTGGTTATCACGGCAACCGGCACTCCTTCCTTGAAGTCCCCTAAAGTTTTGCAGGAAAACGGTGTGGTTGGTATTGAACAGTGGGTATTATGAAAGTAGAGGGAATCAATTTTGTAGATGAAGAGGTACGGAAGATGAAGAAAAAGGAGTTCATTGCGAAACACAAGGTCTTTTTTTCTGACCGTACGGATTCTGAAAAAGAAAATATCCTCTCTGACATCTACGACAAGATTGTCGGTGTCAGAACTCCTTCAGAAGGTATTATTTAAGTGGTTTGTTTTCAAGAGGGGAGGGCATTTGCCTTCCCTTTTATCTTATAATTTGCGTATGGCTACAATAAAAGAAGCATTGGATAATGTGACAGCTTTTGTTAATGGGTTTGAAGGAGAGGTTCAACACACTATGGATTCGAACAAATCTCTTGTTAGGGAATTTGTGACAGAGCAGTTGTATTCAGGTGTAAATGGGAATGATAAACCATTGCGACCTACTTATTTGAACGATCCTTGGTTTGCTACTGATGAAGCCGGAAAGTGGAAGAACAATGCGAAGGGGTACGCTAAGATGAAGAAGAGAATAACAAAACCTACTCCCTCTTTCCAGGGGTATCCGGCTAGGGATATTTATACTCCCAACCTCATTATAACAGGGGAATTTTATGATTCTATACGTGTCTCTTCGTCCTCAAAGGGGTTGAAGATAGAAACAAGAGGAAGCGACATAGGACCGGATATAGAAAGGAAGTATGGAAGTGCCATATTGGGAGTAGGAGTGAAGTCCCGTGAATACTTCCTCGAATATGTGCTTAACCCGGCGCTTAAGAATTACTTTTCAAAATTTGGCGTATTATGAGTTGCTGGTGTCAAGGTAATAAACGGCTTGCTTATATAGAGAAAATGCGGGAAATCGCAAAGAAGGCGGCTAAAATGGAGAAATCGGTGTATGTCCTATTCAAAAAAGAGGATGGCAGTATTTGGTATGCAAAAGAGGGAGAAGATTACAAAGGTGTTTTCGTCGAATATATATATCCGTAATACGAAGAATAGGACAATATTCAGGGTGTGTGGTTAGAAAAATCACGGGGGTTATACAAAAAGTATAGGAAAAATAGAACAATAAAATACCGTCGAAAGAAAAATAAAATAATTGTTTGCCAAATAATAAAAACTTGCTATATTTGTAGTGCGATACAGCTTGGGGAAGCGCATATAAGATATTAAGTATTTCCATAGAGTTGGGAATATATAAACAGTGCCGAAAGATCCTCAAGCGTTCGGTGCTGTTTTTTTTATATTCCTGTGTGTGAAAGGACACACTACGAAAATTGTATGAATGATATTCAGATTTTCAAAAATGAAGCTTTCGGTGAAGTTCGTGTAGCCGGAACAAGTGAAGAACCATTATTCTGCTTGGCAGATATATGTAAGGTGGTTGAATTGACAAATCCTTCATCAATTAAATCAAGATTAGAAAAGGAAGATGTGCAAATGATTGATTTACACGACCTAAACCCGGATATGGAGATTGTAGGTAACTCAATGGCTACATTTGTGAATGAATCAGGGCTGTATGATACGCTTTTACTAAGCAGTAGCAATAAGGTTAGACCTTATAAAAGATGGATTATACACGAAGTATTACCTTCTATCCGCAAGCATGGCATATACGCTACCGACAATGTTATTGACCAGATATTGAATAACCCGGATTTCGGAATCGAGCTTCTCACTAAGCTAAAAGAAGAACGGTCGGCACGTATTGAAGCAGAGAAACAGGTAGCAGTACTAACTCATGTCAATAAGACCTATACATGTACGGAAGTTGCTAAAGAATTAGGGCTTAAATCGGCAATTGAACTCAATAACCGTTTAAAAGAACTTGGCGTACAATACAAAGTTAATCAGACATGGGTACCATACACTAAATACTCTACGCTTGGTTGGTTTGATATAAAGCAAGAGGTTGCTGACAACGGACATATTATCTACCATAGAAAGATTACCGGAATTGGTAGACAGGGCATCATCAATCTGTTGGCAATGTAAATCATAAAGAAAGGGCAGCTTTAAAAGCTACCCTTTCCCGCTGATTGGCGTCAACTAATGTGCCGGACCGAAGCCCCTGACAAAATCTATTATAATGCTTCTATTTTGGTTTCTTCTTTTAATCCTAAGTATTCATTATCATCTTTTAGCCCTGTAAGCCCAAACGGGGTTTTGCGTTCATGCAGGCATTTTTCAGTCAAATCATTAACAAGGCTGATAATATGTATAAGTGTCTCGATTGTACACTTATTGTCATCATACACATAATCATCTGCGTTGAGAATATCCTTAATCAAGTTCAGCAACCCAGATGATAAGCCGAACATACCGGCATGGTCTAAAATCTCTTTACCGAACTTTGCAAGTTCGCAAACTTGGTCTGCATTCAGACCTTCAAACTTTTCTCTAATTTCTGAAAATTCCATAGTGATATATTTTTATTAGTGTGATTCGTGTGATTCGTTTTATTTTGATGATTTACAGCATATAAGCTGTATTTTTAGTCGTTGTAAAAGAAGCGTTCGCTCCCCTTACGGAACACCCTATAACTTACGTACAGAGTGCCCAGCACTATTAATAACTCTAACATGGCGGTGTGGTTATGCGGCTGTATTCAGCTCACCTTTTATCTGCTTGATAGCTTTCTTTACATTCCATCCATTCTCATACAAAGCTATAATAAACCTTCTTCCTTTCTCCGTCCAAACGGTGTACGAATTTGTCCCTGTGGAACCGTCCGAACGGGTGAAGGTATTGGTGCGGGTGTCGTGTAGCTTCCATGCGGAATAAGGGGAGTACAGAAGCCATTGCCCAGATTGATAAAATATTATTCCGGCTTCATTCAGTTTCTTGTGTAGTTTCTCCGCAACCATTCCGATTTGTTTGGCTACCTGTGTGGAAGTAAGCGTGTTGACCGATTGCAGGTGGGTGTCGTAGTAGTTGACTTTCGGGGCTGCCTGCTTGATTTCCTTTTCTTGCAACTCGATAGTGGCTTGCTGTTGTTCCGTTTCGGCTTCGAGTTGCTTTAGCCGTTCTTCACGCTTTGCAAGGGTGGCTTGTGCGATGGTGAGGGCTCTTGCCATGATTTCTTCGGGGGTATCGTCCGCTTTGGTGGCGATGTAGCCGCCAGTGGTTCTAACTTCGTGAAGAATTTGTTTTACTCCCTTCTTGAATTGCTTGGCAATTGGTTTACGGGATTGCATGAGGACTTCATATAAGCCATCTTCGGTTAAGAAGTTGTATTCTTTGTAGTTAACTAAGTCCCCTAAGGGTTGTTTAGGGGTGATTTTCACCTTTTCTTCTTCATCTATTGTTTGAAGCATTACGGTGATGTTACTGTGTTCAATACACTCCGCTACTTCTTTGGCTAAGAACAATGGATTTTCTGCCGTTCCATAAACGGTGAATTGGTGTCCGAGCAATTCTGTTTGTTTTAGGACTTGAATCGGATGATTTAGCATAATAATAAAAAATGCGCCTACTACGAGCTGCTAAATCATCCACAGGATTATTTTGGAGGCGTTTCCGTATCTCCACTCGGTAGGCGCAATATCTTTAAAACGATACTACTACAATATGTCTAGGCAAAAAAATAACTCCAATGGAGACCACAGGAGTTTGCCGCCCCTGTGAATGATTTAGCACTGCAAACATACGTATTTATTTTGTAACGGCAAAGAAAAAGCGGGAAATATTTGCGTAAATGTGAATTATAAGTTACCTTTGCCACATGAAAGTAAGAAACGTCATAGCATATAAGCACTATTTCATCGATTTTGTGAAGTCTCTTTCCGAAAAGATGCAGGATAAGGTGGTGAAAACAATACAATATGTCGAAACGCTTCAAATTGTCCCAGAGAAATACCTGAAGCATATTGAAGGTACAAGGGGGCTTTATGAAATCAGAGTGAAATTTTCAAGTGACATAGTACGTGTTTTTTGCTTTTTTGATGGTGAAAAAATGGTCATCCTATTGAGCGGCTTTCAGAAAAAGACGCAAAAGACGCCCCAAAAAGAGATAGACCGGGCTGTTAGGCTCATGCAAGAATACTTTAATGAAAAGGAAAAAGAAAGGAAATGATATGGAAACTTACACTCTTGAGAATATAAAGGATAAGGTTTATGGAGAAATAGGTACTCCGCGCCGGGATAAAATTGAAACCGAACTTTCCAACCTTCGTGTCGGACTTCAGATACGCAATGCTCGTGAAGCAAAAAAAATGACGCAAAGCGAGCTTGCTGGAAAGATAGGAAAGGAACGTTCTTTCATCTCTAAAGTTGAAAGGGAAGGGAGCAACCTTACTCTTTCCACGCTTTACGACATTGTAACAAAAGGGCTTGGGGGTAAATTGAATATAGAGGTACAATTTTAACCATGTTTTAGCTAAAACGGATTAAAGCAGTAGGATATTTGTAGGTTATTTTACTGCATTGTATAACATAAAACACACATATATGAAAAGGGTATTATTTTCGTTTATTTTATCATTTAGTTCACTTTTGATAAATGCCCAAAATGACTATATAATAGAAACTGAAAGAAATAATAAAGTTGTATCCAAAACGAAAGAAGAAGTTTTTGTTGAGGAAAACTTTAAAACCATACCGATGTGCCAATGGGACAAAAGTACAAAATTTATGTTTGAAAGAAACGTGCTAAATAAAAACGAGGCAAATTGGTTGTCATTTATTTCTGATTTAAAATGTAAAGGAAACGTTGATCTAAAGTTTATCGCAGATAAAATATTTTATGTAAATAGAATTTACGAGAAAAAAGTATCATGCCCTAGAGGAAGATGCGTAAGAACTTATATTGAGTTTAAATTTGAAAATAATATTTTTACATATGAGTATTTAGGATCAAAAGAAGAATTGTGCGCAAACTCTGGAAATGCGGGCACTAAAGTTGATTTGGTTTATTTGGGTGATGTTGATATTGCAAGAAAAATTTTGGTGGGTAAGACGATGTACACAACAAGAAAAACAAATGCGAAAAGTTTAATCGCTGGAAGGGTAGGAAAACAATACGATAAAGTTTGTATAACGAGGGTCGGAACAAGTTTAAGAAAAGAAGCACCTGTTAGAATATTTTTTAAAGACGAACATTCTATTGAATATTATGTAGATGTTTATCTATCTAATACCAATCAATATATAGACAAATATTTAATAAATGAATATATTTATTTTCCGTGCGTTTTTTCATTTGAGGACATAAGGCTTAATTATCCTAATATATCAGATGAAATTTGGGAATATATAAAAAATCATGAAGTTAAAATTGGAATGAATAAAACAGAATGCATATTATCAATAGGCAATCCTTCTAATAAAAATTCGGATATTTCTAGTTCGGGAATAGTAAATGAGCAATGGGTGTATAATAGATTATACGTGTATTTTAAAGATGGAGAAATAGACTATATTCAAAACAGATGAATATTATTCATCTGTTTCCGAACTCATTCCCGCCCTTCGCAAGAGGGGCGTTTTTTGTTTCTAATCCCTTCTCTTTTCCTTCTAGTTTACCCCATTTCCAGCTAAAAATGTTAAATAATCAATGTAGTAACAAATTTGTTACTGTTTTATTTGGTAGGTAGTAACAAAAACGTTACTTTTGTATTGAATTTAAAAGCTCATTGAAATTATGAAAGTATCAGAGTTAGTAAGGATGCTAACGAAGGCCGGCTGTTTTATTCATCGTCATGGTGCTAATCATGATATATGGTATAGTCCGATAACCAAACAGACTTTTCCAGTACCAAGACATGAAAGTCAAGAAATGAGAGACGGCACATTAAAGAGCATTAAGAAGATGGCGGGGATTTAATCCCTGCTACTTTCTTACTAAATTGAGAAAACATATTTTCAATGGCTTTTAAATTTCAAATCAAAAACAAAGAGTTATGAAAATACTTGCTATTATTGAAAAGGGAACAGATGGTTTATATTCCATCTATTCGGATGATATGCTGCTTAATCACGGATTGGGCGGATATGGTTCAAGTGTGGAAGAGGCAAAAGCTGATTTCATGGAAAGTATTAAAGAGGCAAAGGAAATGATTGCAGAAGAAGGTAATGTTCTTCCTGATGAAGTGGGGCATATAGATGTAACTTTTAAATACGATCTTCAATCTTTCTTTAATTACTTTGATTGGATTAATGTGAGCCAGTTTGCTAAAAAGGCAGGGATCAATGAATCTAAAATGCGACAATACAAAAACGGGCTTGCATTTGCCGGAGAATCAACTACAAAGAAGATTCTCGATACCATAAAGAATATCGGAGCAGAGTTACAATCTGCGACTTTATAAATTCAGAGCTTTTAAATTCAAATTACCGCCCATCCAAAGATGGGCGTTTTTCTTTCTAAAGAGTTAAAACCGTTAAAAACCAATAACAGACATAGTTAATTATTCAATCAATCAATCAATTTTAATTTGTATTATTTATATTTGCACTATCAAAGTAGCGCATCAAAGTAATGTAACTATAATACGTTACGAACAAAGATAGTAGTAATACTGTTGATGATAACAAACCTATTAATAAAGATTATGGCAATAGCAATTAAAAGTATCCCAACTTTAAAAGGAAATGATGCTAAAAGCTTTGTTAGAGCTGCAAGCAAAGCTGAAAGTAAGCGTGCTACTATTGATTATAGTAGACAGGCAAAGACTGCCCGTTCTATACTGGGAAAAGCCAAAATGTTATAAATTGACATTAAATCTATAGTTTGTGGGTTTTCTTCTTGATAAATGTACCTTTCAAGTATTAAATGAAACTACGCTAAAGGAATGTATTCCTTTTACATGTGGCAATAACGATTTAGACGAATTCTTTTCCAAAGAATGTTGTTTGTATTCCAAGCAATTATTAGGAAAAAGTTATTGTTTTAGACTTGATTCCGATCCTAGTATTATAGTTTGTGCCTTCACTTTATCAAATGATAGTATAAAAGTAAATATGCTGCCAAATGCAAGAAAAGGAGTAGTAAGCAAGCATATTCCTAGAGAAAAACAAATGAGAAGATATCCGGCAGTTCTTATAGGAAGACTTGGAGTTAATTCCGACTTTCAAAGCATGCATATTGGTACCGAATTGATGGATTTCATCAAAGTTTGGTTTGTTGATCCATTAAATAAAACAGGATGCAGGTTTATAGTAGTAGACGCTTACAACGAAGAAACGCCTTTAAGTTATTATTCTCGAAATGATTTTAAATTTTTATTTTCTACAGAAGAACAAGAGGGTAAAAATACAGGAATTCCAGAAGGAGAGAAGTTAAAAACAAGGCTTATGTATTTCGATCTTATACAGCTTTGTATTAAAGATAAAGCGGATTAACCTCCGCTTTTCTTTTGCCGCTTTATCTTATCTTTATTGATTCTAAATAGCTTGTAAAATTCGCCAATTCTTTTTATATTTGTGCGGAAACTGTGTCAAGTGGCATGGTACTTAATTCGCACGTTATATGGCTAATGAATTAAAAATTACAGATGTAGTCGATCAGGGCGTTTTCGACGATCTAAAGAAACTAAAAACAGAATTCAATGAAAACTATGCCGCCTATAAGCAATTTATAGAGCTATTGGCAAGTGGGATGAAAACCAGTCCTAAAAATTATCAAGAACTTTCCGATAAATCCAATGCGTATAATAATGCGTTAAACAACCTGATTACTACCCAAAATAAATTGGCGTCTATTCAGGAGAGACAGAATAAACTGCTGGAAGACTATGGCAAGAAGGTAACAAAATTGCTGACGTTAAATACATTGCCTAAGCAATTTGATGATCTGACAAAAACCATAAATAAGCTTTCCAGTTCTCTTGATGTACTTTCTTCTAAATTTCAAAGTACATCCAGCGCACAAAATTCAGCCGCACAAGCCAATCAGTCTTATGCGCAATCGGCAAATCAGCTGAATCAGGCTATTTCAACTACAGAAGCAAAATACACAGAAATAGTTGATAACATATTAACCTATGATAGCCATGTAACTAAGCTGACGGCAGATACGATTCAGAATAAAATTCGAATAAAAGAGCTTGGCGATGAACTAAAGTCTTTGGATAAGGAGTATAAGAATGGGGCTATTGGAATTACTGAATATCTCAATAAATCAGCCCTGTTAAAACAAAGACAAACAGAGTTGTCGGAGCAAAACAAGCAATATTCCAATTTAATCCGGAATCATTCAGCAGTTATCATTTCAACAGCTAGCAGTTATAATGAGATGAATGCTGCGGTATTAGCTCTTGAAAAAAGGCTTAAGAATATGCCTAAAGATTCATTTTTGGGAGCTGAAGGGCAAAATACTTTACAGCAAATACAGACTTTAAAGAATGAGTTAAAGTCTATGGATGCTCAAATGGGTAACTACCAAAGAAATGTAGGTAATTATACTTCCCATTGGAATGGATTAAATATGTCGGTTCAGCAAGTAGCACGTGAATTGCCATCTTTGGCTGTCGGATGGAATACTTTCTTCCTTGCAATATCCAACAACTTGCCAATGCTTGCCGATGAATTGAAGAAGGCAAGAATAGAGTATCAGGCAATGCAGGAAGCCGGAGAAAAGGGTATCCCTGTATGGAAGCAATTAACCAAATCTATTTTCAATTGGCAGACAGCATTAGTTGTGGGAATTACTTTGCTTTCTGTATATGGAAAAGATATAATGAATTGGGTATCTAGCTTATTTAAAGGGGAAAAAGCCGTATTAGAATTAGCGAGTGCGGAAAAAGATTTAGCTGATTCCCGAAAAAAAGGAATATCTAATAGTGTAAAGGAGAGGGCGGAGCTGGATTTATTATACAAAGCAACGCAAGATACAACTAGATCTATAGAAGAGAGAAATGCCGCTGCGGATGAATTACAAAAAAGATATCCACCGATTTTTGCAAATATGAAAAATGAGGGAATATTAGCGGGAGAAGCAGCTGTTGCATACGAAGAATTAAAGAAGTCGATTATCGCATCTGCTATTGCTAGGGCTCAAGCGGACAAAATAGCCGAAAATTCAATGAAAATACTTAAAAAAGATAATGAAAGAATAGGATATTTAGTAAAACAGGTACAGGAACAAGAAAAATTAAACAAACTTTATGATGAAATACGAAGTATTCAAGGCGAAAATTTTGATTTCGCTATAACTACTAATTATAAAGGTGTACAAGATCAGATTAATTTGGTGGAATCTTATGGGAAAAAAGCATCTGATGCAGCTTTGGAAATTGATAGTTTAAGGAAATCAAATGAAAATTTGATGAATAAAATGGATGTTTCAGCTTACACATCTACTCCGGGAAAAGAAGATAATGACGAAGAGAAGAATAAAAGAGAACAAGAAAAAGCTGCTGACGAACAAGCCAAATACCAAGAAGACATTGATAAACGCCTTTCCGATACCCGTATTTCCCTTATAGATGACGAGTATGAAAAAGAAAGAGCGTTGGCGCAAAAGAAGTATGAGGAAAATATAGCATCTATCAAAGGCAATTCAGAAGAAGAGAATAAGCTAAGGGCTAATTATGAAGAAATACTTAAAAACGAGTTGTCGGCTATTGACAAAAAATACCTGGATAAAATAGACGAAGAAGAAAGGAAAAGGGTAAAGGATTCTGTTAAGTATCAATTGGAAGAGAAGCAACGAGAATATGCAACATTGGCTATTGTGGCTTCTCAAAATATGCAAAAAGAGATTAATGACGAATTAGAGCGATACAGGCAGGGAATCATTTCTAAAGAACAATACGAAAAAAACAAAGCTGAAATAACTCAAAAATACGCTCTTCTAGAGGCTCAAAGAGCGATCGATCTTCTCAAAGAGCAAATAGAGATTTCCGGTCTATCCGATGAGGAAAAGTTTAAAATAAAAGAAGCTCTAGCGAAAGCTGAAATAAATTTATCCAATAAAGTGCGTGAAACTAAGGAAAAAAATAGGGATAAGGAAACGGAAGATGAGAAGAAGTATTGGGCAGAGTTGGAGGCTTCATTACAGCATTTGGAAAATGTCAGCAATAATGCAGTAGATGGATTAGGCACGTTATTTAGCGGGTTAATGAGTCTAATTACAAAAGTTGTCCGTGATGGTAAACTAGGAATTGAAGATTTATTAGGTAGTATCAGTGCAATATCGGAGGGGCTAACTTCTATCATGGTCGGAATGTATGACCAGCAAATAGAGGAGATAGAAGAACAACAGGAAAAGAACGAGGAAGCTGGTGAAGAAGAAAAAGAGCGCATTGAGGATTTGGTAGAAAGTGGGGTTATAACTAAAGAAGAAGGAGAAGCTCGAAAACGTGCTGCTGATAAAGCAACAGCAGATAAAAACAAGGAATTGGAAAAGCAAAAAGCCGAATTGGAGCAAAGGCAGGCTAAATGGCAGAAAGCGAACTCCATTGTACAAACCACTATTGCCACATCTCAGGCAATAATGATGGCTTTAGCGCAGGCCGGACCTATTGCCGGTGCTGTTCTTGCAGCTGTAATCGGTGCCATGGGAGCTGCCCAAGTTGCAATGATTGCCGCCCAGCCAATCCCCAAGTATGCAAAGGGAACCGACAACCATCCCGGAGGATTGGCTATTGTCGGTGATGGAGGTAGACAGGAAGTGATTGAAACGGATAATGGTGCCTATATCACTCCGGCTGTTCCTACATTGGTAGATATTCCAAAGAGGGCAAGGGTTATCCCTAATTTGGTGGATTATCGCAAAATGTCTTTGCACTCTGACGCTCTTATGTTGGATAGGCAAAGGAGAAGTAATGACGGTGATCCGGTGATTGTTAACGTTAATAACGATTATCGTAGACTCGAAAGGAATACAGAAGCAACCAATGAAGGAATAGCAAAATTAAATAGGACATTCCGCAAAATGGCTAGGGCTTCCCAATACAACCGTTTATCAAGCAGAATTTGAGTTTAAATTAAATCATCGTATAACATGCTATACACCGACCTAGACAAAATCCCCCTAGATACATTCATAGATGTATTCACAGGAGATAAGAGCAAACTAATAATTAAGGGCAGACATTCCGATGAAGAACTGTCCGAACAATCGGAAAAACTTGTCACAGAATATGTGGAAATAATCGGAGGCGCTTCCTTCCTGTCGGAGATGTCAAAAAGAAACAATATCATCAACCTTCACATAAAAATTGAGTGTATGAAAGGCGTTGAGGTTATGATTAAAAACAATGATTGGGAAGCTGCTATGCGGATACTGTCAGATTTTGGATTCAAGTACTTCCCCTCCGAACATGATAAGATACGTAAAAAAGCTGCTTCTATTCTTTCTATGAGTAAATATTTGCTCGAACGTACAAATGCTAAGGAAAAATCGGAAAGTGCTGTAAAAATGGATAAAAACTACTTTGTCCGTGAACGTGTCGCTGTGATGGCTCATTATGGAATGCAAATCCGGAAGAATGAAATTAGCGCAAAGGAATATGCCTTCATGGTAAAACGTATGTGTGAGGATATAAAATCAATGAATATTCATAAGAAAAAATAGCCATGTTTAAATGTGAGCTTTTGATTAGAGAAAAAAGGTACGATGTAACCGATGATTTGAAAAATTGGGATGATTTTGAATTATCCCAAAAGAGGTCTAACTATGATGGAGTGGTACGGTCATATTCTACGAGTTTTGAATTTGTGAATAATGCTTTTATACTTCTGAAAAAGGAATATCGGTCTAGGTATATGGAGGCTTCTGCTTCTGTTATATTCTCCTTGAGAAATAATAATTGGGAGTATGACGAAGTATTCCGGTGCGCACTTGATTTTTCTACTTATTCAGAAGATGGTTACGTCGTTTCTATTAATGCTATTGATAATACGCTAGCCGCTATTATCAAAGCTAAAAAGAGTATTCAGTATGAATATCCTATATCTGACATTCAGATTAGAAAGCTAAATTATGACGGGCTTAAACTTCAATATGAAGGCAAATATACACTAGGTGCAAGATCATTCGAGGATGGAACTCAATTTATAAGTATCTATACATTGAATACTAATGTAAGTTTTTCTATGCCTTTGTATAAAATGAGTAATAGTGAACTTCCCTCACTTAATTCTCCATTACTATTTGATGACTCACCGATGGAAGATGGGGCAACTTTAAATAATGCAAAACCATTTTTAAACGCATTATCTGATATCCATATTGATTTGAAATTTAGGACGGATTTGTATGCAACAGTTTATAGTGGATGGATTGAAGTAATTCGTTTAACATTTGGTATTAGAGGTACAGACGGGACAATTGTAAAAGAAGTAACCTATGAAGGCAATCAAGGATATCAATATATAGATGAAACAATACCTATTGATTTGCAAGGTGGGCAATCTGTATGTTTTGTAATGATGGTAAAATTTAGAGATAATAGTGAGTTAACAAACAGAGCTGATATTGTTTTTCCTAAATTTTCGATTAATATCAATTTTAAGTCCAGAATAAATATTCTGAATATTGACGTTATATCTCCCACAACCGTATTGAACAGTCTTCTTAAAAGCATGACTGATGGCAGTGATGAATACAAAGGATATTTTAATTATGGTATGCCCGATGGTTCGAGAAACTTGAAATTGGAAAGGACATACATCATGGCTGCTGGAAGCGCCCGTGGACTTCCAAAAGCAAAAATATACACTTCGTATAAGAAGTTCTGTGACTGGATGGAAGCGGAGTTCGGATATGTGCCAGTCATAAGTGGAAATGAGGTGACGTTTACCCATCGTGATAATTTGTTCGCAAATACGGTAGTCAATGAATTAGGGATGGAAATCAATGACTACGAGTTGGCTGTCAATGATTCATTGATATATTCTTCGGTAAAGGTAGGATATGATAAGCAGGATTATGACAGTGTTAATGGACGTGACGAGTTCCGGTTTACCAACGAATTCAGCACCGGCTTGAAACTGACCGACAATACCCTATCCTTGATCAGTCCGTACCGTGCTGACGCCTATGGAATAGAGTTCTTGGTTCAAAAGAGAGGAGAGGATACTACCGATAACGATAGTGATAATGATGTTTTCTTTGTGGAGTGTGACAATTCGGTTCCGGTGGATCAGCCGTTACTTTTATACAGGCCTTATTCGGCAGACCAGCTTTCCGGTCTGTTGAGCCCGGACACTATGTTTAACCTTAATTACTCCCCACGCTTCATGTTGGAGGCTAATAAGGAATACATTGGAGCCTGTACCGGCATGCTTAAATTTGCATCTTCTAACGGAAACAGTGATGTATCCATAGATGGAGTAAGGGAAACGGATGATCTGTTAATCCCGGAACGCCTGTTTACAGTCGGGGAAGTCAACATAAAGACCAGCGACATAGATGTTCCTTCAGATCTGACCGGACTTGTAAGGTTCACGAATCAAGGCGAGGCGATAACGGGATATATTAAGAATCTTTCGTTGAATATAGCCAAAGAAAAAGGGAGTACCTACACGCTGATTGTGAGAGATATAAAAAGTTGATAATCCGTTGCATTTATTTACAAAAAAATAGTATATTTGCGGTACAGTGTCATGTGGCACTCTGACCCAATTAAGAACGAAAAGACCGTATGATTAAAACAGGAGACATTTGCCCATTGTTCTTTAACCCTTTAAAGAACGAATTCCAACAGGATATAGACTATATCCAAAAATTCTACACTACAGATAAAATATTGATCCAAATCTTCTCGGATGATTATAGTGATGTAGTATCAGCTGCTATCTGTGATAATATTACCAATGAGGATAATGATATATTATTGGATGAATATAGAGTCAATGATACTACACGTCTATTTACAGCGAGTATAACAGGTCTGAAAGATTCTGTATATACTTTGAAGATTCGGGAGGATAACTCCGACACTAACATAGTAAGCGAACCTTTCTCTGTTTGTTCGGATCCTATGCTTTTGCAGGAAACTTGTTTGATCAAATATTCCAATAAAGATAATAATTCAAGCTTTGACAATCATTTTTGGGTTGATGGAGTACAGCAATACTTTGAATTCAGAGTAGAAGGAGGATTCAAGCCGGGAGGGGTTTCCCAGAAAGTTGATAATGAGCAGTTCCGAACCCAACAGCAGAAAATTATAGAACTTTATTCCGTTCCTTACGATACTTATACTTTCACGTGCGGGAATGCTTCAGGTGTTCCGTATTGGATTATCCAATTTATAAATAATATACTTTCTCTCTCATATTTTGACGTGAATGGAGAATGCTATGTGCGATCCGGCAATTCCAGTCCGGAGAAAACACAAATTTCCGAAGACGGACAAATGTTTAATATGACTATACTTCTTGAAAAAATGGGAATGTCGAGAATTAGTACAAATGGATCGTCGACGAGTAAATTCATTATCTTAAATACTCCGGAGTTGTTAACTGTTGATAGACCATCTTTGCTTTTAAGCAATGAAGATGCGAATAATATAAAGAAGCTTTACTACGATGGAGGGTATAGTAAAATGCATGTACACTATGGCGGAGAGTATACGGCCAATTCAGGATTGAATATCCCTATTTCCATTTATAGTCCGTATTTTTTGGATAATGATATTCAAGTTGGTTCCTGGATGAAATTGTCTTGGATAAATCCGGATGATCCTTCTTCAATATGTAGTATGACACTTACAGTCCAGAATGATTATTCCATAGAGGCGGGTATCCCAACTGAAACTAAATTGGCATTAAAATCAGACTTGTCATTATATGCCTTAGCCGACCTCTCCAATGCCATGACTGTATCACTCGGTCAGAACGGTTATGCTAAGTTTAATAACGGTCTGCTGATACAATGGGGATATTTTAGCGCCGGTGCTTCAAATAATCAGTCTATAAATTTCCCAGTATCTTTTAAATCCTGTTTTTCCCTAGCTTTTTCTAGTTCTACGGATAATACGGATAATTCTATATGGTCTGTGAATTATGCAGCTATATATGCTTCATATTTTACGGTTTATAGAAGATATGCAAATGCGGGAAGTGTATCCCCTTCTTCGCAGTCATTCAGATGGATAGCAATAGGAAGTTGGAAATAATTAATGATAAAAGGTTATGGCGGTAAATAAAAAAATGTATTGGAAAAGCGGATTTTTTGATTATCCGATTAAGGATTGTGTAGAAATAAGTGTCGAATATTGGCAAGAATTATTAGACGGTCAATCATCCGGTAAAGAGATTAAAGAGAATGCCGACGGGTATCCTATACTGGTCGAGCATGAACATACGATTGACGAACTGAAAGAGATGAAGATAGCGGAAATCAACGCCTATGACAAGTCGGATGCCGTCAACTCTTTCACGCTTGCCGGAAAACAGATATGGTTAGACAAAGACACCCGTGTTGGGCTGGTCAACTCAATCGGTATCGAGAAAGAATCCGGACGGATGAATACCACGCTTTGGTACAATGCCGAGAAGTACGTTATTCCTGTTGATACAGCCCTGCAAATGCTCAACCGGCTTGAATTGTACGCCCTTGACTGCTACAATGTGACACAGTCACATATTGCGGCTGTGAAAGGTTTGTCTGATGCCGGACAAGTGGAAGCCTACAATTACAAAACCGGATACCCGGAACAACTCAATTTTGTATTATAAACTCAAAAACAGATAAAGCTATGATTACATTAGTACTATTATCATTCATTCTCATCGCAGGCTATGTTTATGCGATGATTAAGAAAGGGAAAGAAATCCCTTATTCAATCAGCGCCACCTACTATGCGCTGACACACAAATTCTGGTTCGGGTTGTGCATGATTGGCTCCGGTGTTCTGCTTCTTCCGGCAGCTTTGGAATCAAGTACGGAGAACAGCCAGTTTCTTGTATTCCTTTCGGTTGTCGGTATGGTTGTGCTCGGTGTGTCTCCCAATTTCAAATCGGAGCAAAAGGTTCCTCATGCAATAGGTGCCGCCATGTCCTTAATATTCTCCCAAATATGGGTAGGCTGCAACAGTTGGTACTGGCTTCTGTTATGGTCGGGATTCATTATTTACATGGTTGTCTCCATGAAGAAGCATTGGACGGGTAACTTCATCTCCGATTTCATAAAGAGAAAGCCGATGTTCTGGATTGAGGTAATTTCATTGTTGGCCGTTTATCTTACTTGTCTATGGTAAAGGGTCAGTTAACTCGTACAATCAGCTCATCCGTATTTTTCGGTGAGCTGTACGCTCTGATGTGGGATATGAGATGGCTCATGCTCTTTATCTTAATCCTTATAATCGTGGATATGTGGTACGGAGTAAGCAAGTCCATCAAGCGTGGCGAAGAGTTCCGGAAGAGCCGTTGCGTCAAACGCTTCCTGCTTAAATGCGGTGATTATATCTGCCTGCTGATACTTGGTGCCGTTCTTGGCAAGGCTATCGGTGAGCCTTTGGGAGTTTCCGCATTGGTTGTTTCTGTGATAGTTGTCCTTATCGGTTGTCTGGCGGAGCTTGAAAGCATTAAATCCAACTATTGTGAGACAAAGGGAATCCATAAGGATATCAATGTGTTCAAACTGCTGCTTGTATTGGTCGGCTTCAAGAGCAGGGAGTTGGAGAAAGCGATTGAGGAATCTATAACGGATAAGAAGAAGGATGAGCTGGATAAATGAAAGTAACCGTATCAAGCACCTGCTCTACGCCATCCCGGCAGGTGCACTGTTAACCATCCTGTTTGCGGCAGGACTGGCTGTCGGCATGGAGTTCAAAGACCGTGCATACGGCAACGAATGGGATTGGCTCGATATTGCCGCCACGCTGATAGGCGGGTTCATCGGACAAGCGATTCAAATCGGAGTATTAACATTGATTTTATAGGAGGAAATAAATATGAGTTTACCAAGAGGGCTAAGAAACAATAATCCGGGCAACATCCGCATCACAAAGGACAAATGGCAGGGATTGAGAGAAAAGCAGGAAGATAAGTCGTTCTTCCAGTTTACGGAAATGAGATGGGGCTACCGTGCCCTTATCCGCACTTTGCAGAACTACCGTAATAGACACGGCTGTCAGACGGTGGCAGATTTTATCCACCGGTGGGCACCGGAGAACGAGAATAATACAGCCGGATATATCAGCCGTGTATGCAGTGAAATGCAAGTCCCGAACACATACGTCCCGGACATCAACGACAAAGCGACCATGTGTGCTTTCGCTGCCGCTATCTCACGTGTAGAGAACGGTGTTCCGGCTGTCATGGCAGACATAGAAGCCGGATGGGAATTGTTATAAATTAAAAAAGAGGAACAATCATGGCATTAAAAGATATTACATTCAATCAGGTAGAAGATAAATATGTAAGCGACCCTATACAAGTAAATCAAGAAAGCATTGGCTTGCAGCTTGAATTTGAAAAGGGAAGCACGCTACAGTTTTCCATCAGTTACGATAGCGAAAACTTCCAGTCGGTAGAATCCCGTTCGTGTGGTGAAGTTTTCGCCCGCCCTATCGTTGGTCTAAAGAAAGGTCAATATATCAAACTCGAATCTACACAACAGCCCCTCAAGGCTCAATACTTTGAATCTGAAGAATAATGGAAGCGATAGGATTAAATCCGATTAGGCTTGACCGGATAGGGCTTGATCCTATCCGCGTCAATGCGATTAAGTTGGGCGTTCCGGGAGCAGCTTCCGGTTCCGACCGTCCTTACATAGACCCGGAAGTATTGGCTTCTTTGGTCGCTGTCTGTATCTGTGACGGCAAGAGCAATAACGACCCTGACAGGGCTGTAATCAAGAACTTGGTGGACCCTGACAATCCGTTTGTGATTAGCAATGCGGCTTACGAAGGCATGTCAGGCCATAATGGTTATCCTGTTGTGTTTGGTGCTAATAAAACTTGGAAACAATTACCGACTTACAATTCTATATATAGTATTAATGATAATAAAATACATATTACTAAAGTATTAGGTGCGAATAGAGGTTTAATATTTAGTTATGTAAAGCAAAACGACCAATTATTAGATATAACAGAAATACCTTCTTTTAAAATTAAAGTAAGTGGTTTGAAAGGGGATAGTAAGCTAAGATATTCATATATAAAAACAGAAAATGCAGTTTATCAAACTTTATTAGACTTGGACAATGGTATTCACAAATTACCTAAATCTCTTCGTCCAACTGATTCAATTGTTAATGAATCATGGATAGGATTTACAATAACTTCTATTGTAGAAAATGAGATAACCTTTGATTGTGATATTACTATCGAAGTTCTTCCTGAATATGAAGGCGCCTTCGTCACTGACGGTAAAGACGACTTAATCACTTCCACCAAGACGGTTAAGGAAATGTTGGGAGGAAGCAATGAGGTAACTGTTGTTAGTATGATGCTTAACTTAGAAAATGAGAAGATTACCTATACAAACCAAATACGACCTTTTCAAAATGGGTATATACGCAATAACGTAATATCTAATACAGAAGGTAAATGTGGAATTTATGGTTATAAAATTACTGACACTTCTGACATTTTTAAAAATAGGATTAGTATTAATGACATATTAGGAGATAGGAAAGATTATAGCATGGACACGGGTGGCACTGCGCGTATAGATGGTAAATTTTCCGTAGAAGGGTACTGCTTTAATGATGGGACTATTGGGGAGGTATCTCAAGTAGCTTGGTACTGGACAATCATTTCCAAGATAGCATTAACCACCGACCAAATCAATCAGGTAATATCCTACTTCAATTTGGACAAGCATGTTAAACCGGATATCATCTACGACACCATCCGGCAGGGCATCACCAATGAGAACCACGCTTCT